TGGCAATCAAAATGCAAGCACAACACTTTGCGACCTACACGGTATTTATTTACCTTTGTATTATTTCTTTTGAAGTTGGCACTGCACTCGGTTTCACCGTTGAGTCCCTCGCCACTTCTTTTTCTAGGATGTCCTGGGCCGAGGAAGGTGTAGACGAGCACGTCTTCACTATGTTGAAGTCCATTTTGGATACCAAGTGCGCCGAGTGGGGTTGTTACATACCCGATCTCGAGCCCAATGGTGCCAATATGGTGCTTTGGCTCTCCATGGCCTTGTGCGTCATTCTTACCCGTCTTTCGATCAGTCAAATTAAAAGGGCTGTGGACCGAGCTGGTCTGCCTATCGGACGTATGAGTAAGCAGGAAATGGCTTGCGCGATCTATCGCTCGCTTTACACTGCTAAGCTCGACAACCTCTGGCTACTCATCTCCGGTTTCGCTCTTTCCCTCGGTATACCCGTCGCGGAGGCTCAAAACCTCTCTTTTGATGATTGTCGTCTCGATGATGACCTTTGCTTCGCAACCGTTCTCCACAACCGTGCTGATCGTTTGCAGAGCGAGACGGCTGGGATCGACCGCATCCTTCGGGCTAGGCAGATCTTCGACGACGCTACCAAGGCCGAGTATGGTATTTCCCAATACTTCCTCGATCTGGCGCAGTCGGATGGGATGAAGATTTACATCTTCCTCCTCTTTGCTTATTCCCTCTTTCGCGCTATCTCTTTTTTGGTGCGAAAGGTTTACACTTTTTTTCACGAGTGGCGCGAGTCTCTCCGGTTGTCGAAAAAACTAGTTCGCTCTAGCAATAAGGTGACCGGCACGGCTTTGAAACTTGTTAATCTTCCCAATGGCAAGCAGATCATCAAGGTCAGGCTGCTTGACGGTACGATTATGAAAGTTGAATGTGATGGTTTTAACCTCACAGCGCAGACTTCCGAGCGAAAGATTGAGTCTGTCAAATCTAACTCGACTCTTAGACCCATTGTTACCACGCGGTATGCAGTTGAGGTTTACCTCGAGAATGATGATGGCACGCTTACCTTTAATGGTATGGGTTTCCGATATGGCGATTTTCTCGTCACTGCGGCCCACGTTCTTTCAGGCAACGAGAGAGTGATTCTCCAGGCTAAGGGCAGGGCTGAAATTTCAGTCCCCGCGAACTTCCGTCTCTTCGACGATGTCGCGGCGGTCCCCCTCCCTACTAGCATTTGGTCACGTCTTCAGGTCTCCACCGTTAGGAAGCCAGATGATCGTCAGATCCGTCGCATGGAACCTATCATACAGGTTTGCGGCAGATTGCATGGTCACGGCGGCCTTATGGAGGCTCACGGCAAATCCAAGATCTCTGGCTTTTCAATCACGCACTGGGCTTCCACCGAAAGTGGTTTTTCCGGCTCTCCGATTCTCTTTGGCAATGCCTGCGTGGGTATTCACACCGTCGGTGTGGACAATCCCTCCAAGCCCAACGAGGGGGTGTATTTTTACCCCGTCGCCGCTGCTTTGGATGCGGAAGCAAAGATCAAAGAGGAATCCTCTGAAGACCTCGAGACTTTTATTGGTAAATACGGTAAGCAGAATCTCCGCGTGAAGAAGACCCGGTCGGGCGCCATTATGTACAATGATGATGGCTTTGCCGTGGACTCTTCCGTGCTCTGGCAAGACACTGATCCCATTGACTTCGATGATGAATATACTAACCTTGTTGACTACTTCAAAGGTGGTGATCAAGATGCGATTCGTCTCCGTTCGTCGACCGTCAGGAGGTGGGAGGATTATGTGCAGAAGTTTGAATCTGTGGTGCCTGGTGGGAAGAAGTTGGAGTCGGTCAAAGCGTCGCAAGTCGACCTCCGGCCCGTCACTTCTTTCAAAGATGGCAACCCGGATGACAGCTCTACGTGTAACTCCGACTGCTCGGACGTGGAGGATAATCATGCTTGGAAAGCGATCAAACGCTCAACCAAGAAGGTTGTTCCCTCAGTCGCCTCTGCCATCACCGCTGAATCTGCGATTGGTTCCGTTAGCAAGAAGCTACCGAAGAAGTCCTCCGCTGAGCTCAACCGAGCCCGCCGCGAGCGTCGCAAGGCGCGCAAGGCCCTCGAGAAGAAGCCAGAGTCGGTTGTGTCTCCGGTTGTTTCGGGAAACGTGTCGCGTCCTGCGGAGGACGTGAAGAATACCCCGGCTTCGACTTCATCGAAGAAAGAGCCCGTTGTAACGCCGTTCCCACCAGCTACCAGCTCGACGAAAGGATCCAAGGTTTTGAAGCCCCAACAGGTTTCGTTGCCCCAAAAACCGACGTCGAAGCCGAGAAAGCAAGCTTCCGGTTCCAAACCACCTCGTACCTCAACCGCTCAGGTTGGAAGCCTTCCGCCGCACATGTGCAGCTGCCCTTTCCCAATCCGAGGACCTTTACTCCCGGTCCAGGTACGTTTTTCCCGATGACTTCCTTTCCGAATCCCATGTACGGCGGGCCCTCTCAGCCCACCTACGCGAACATGGCGGCAGCTCACCAGGCTACCCGTTTTGTTTGAGCGGGACGACGAACAAGGACCTCGTAGATAAGGTGGGTGAGGATTACATTGTTGGGTTGGTGATGGAAAAAATTGAAAAAATACAAAAAATTATAAAAAATGAAAAAACAAAAAATATTTCTTATACTTCTCTTTCGGGTGTTTTTGACCCCGTTCGTTTGTTTGTGAAGAGGGAGCCCCATAAAGAGCAGAAGGCTCGCGAAGGCCGTTGGCGTCTTATTTGGTCCTTCTCCATCGTGGACATGTTAATTCAGAGTCTGACGTACGAGGAGAGCAATCAAGCTGAGATTGACAATTGCTATGATATCCCCTCCAAGCCCGGTTTCTCGTTCCTTCACGGCGGCATGAACAAGGTGTACAGCTATCTTGAAGATGGTCGTCAGCTTGAATGCGCTGAGAAAGACCATTCCGGCTGGGATATGCACGTTCCCGAGTGGCTTTTTGACATGGAGTGGCAGTTTAGAGCCCGTCAGTGCGATAATCTTGATGATGATCGCGAGATGTGGCTCCAGGCCGTCACGAAGCTCATCGCTAGGTCTGACGTCGTGTTTTCGGACGGCTCTGTCTTTCGACAGCAGCAACCTGGAATCATGAAGAGCGGCACCAAGATTACCATTTCCATGAACTCTCATGGCCAGATCTTTAACAAGATTCTGTTTTGCCTTGAGGAGTGTGGAGGGTTCGATTGGGATAAGCACGCGGTCATGGCCCAAGGCGATGATACCATCGAGAGAGTGGTGGGTGTGGACAAAGAGGCCTTCAAAGCTTGGTTTGTCAGAGCGGGTTTCCTGCTCAAACATGTCCATTTCGGCTCCGTCAAGGATCTTGAGTTCTGCTCGCATAGGTTTCTCGACGTCGGTGGCACCATGGTTGCCTTCCCTGTGAACTGGTCCAAGCAGCTTTTCAACATTATGTACAAAGAAAAGAAAAAGATGCAGTTTCTGACTGAACAACTCTTCTCAATGTGCATTTTGTATGCCTGGGATAACATCGCTTCTGGCGCTTCCGACCGCTTCCCCGCTCTTTTTGAGAACTTGCGGAGGTCCGGTCCAGAAATGTGCCGATCGCGTCGGTGGTTTCAATCTCTCCACACTGGTTGGGAGAGTGCAGCGCAGAGTGCTTTCTCTGTAAATAGTTCTACAGTCACCAATCCTGACACATAGCAACTAGCAATGAGCATCTCTGTTAACCGTCGTTTGTTGGAGGTTTTCTTGCGCGAAGCCGCTTTTGCTAACATCACGTACAAGCAAGTGCGCCAGCGCCTTTTGGGCATTTTCAATAATGCGATTTGTGGGACGGTTACGATAAATCTCGACCCGTACACCGCATTGGCCATATTGGATGGTCTCAAGTGGAAGCAAGATACTTTTGGCATTGATGTTGGTGTGGCTCTTTCTTACTACGGTGCTTTGCAAGAGCTTCTTGAGCATTTCCTTCCGCAGGGCAACTCTGTGGATGAGCAAATGCTGGCCGTTGTTGCTCGTGGCTACATAGCCCGGGACACCTCGGTTTTTGAAGTTCGCAAGGACCTTCTGCAATCTGTTCATGATGCTTCCAAAGCTCGCCACGGAGCCTTTTCCATGGAGCGTACGAAGTACATTGACTTGCTTGTCTCGGCCTCGCAGCGGCAACTGCGTGGGCCCGCTATCACTAAGCTCAATGCCTTGTTGATAGACTGGGCCTGCCAGGGTCGCAGTAATAGGCTGACTGGTGCCGTTGGTGAATCTGGTACTGGCTTGCCGCCGACCCCTCCCACCCCCACCACTGGCCCTTTCGCAGGGAAGGCGCCTTATGATGAGGACGGAGCTGATGGTGGCGATGGCGGACCTCCTTCCACCGGCAAGGGCAAGGGCAGGTTTGGGTTGCACTTTGATTTTCTGAGGACTGACCCCTCCACAGGTACTGGTACCTCTGGCACTGTCCCCAGTGGTCGTCGCGGTAGTGCTGACGCTGGTCATGGTACAACTTAATTTTTACTTTCTTCTTTTGTTTTGTGGGTTATTTACGTGGGTTTTAAGGCTT